ATCCGACTATCTGATGAATGCCGACAAGGATGACTTCATCAAACGGTGGTGGGCTGCAAAGGTGTACACACCTGACGGCATGGTGATGATAGGGTCACTCCGTGAGGCGATGAAGAAGCCATTGATGGAGGCAGAGGTACGTTATCCCTACAAGGGACTGGATGACATGACCTTTGGTATGAGACCGACTGAGCTAGTCACCATCTGTTCTGGCTCTGGTTTAGGTAAGTCCACGTTCATGCGTGAGCTAGTCTTCTCCATTGCATCGCAGACCAACGAGAGGATAGGTCTAGCATTCCTTGAAGAGACGCCTGACCGTACTGCCCGTGGACTAGTGGGTCTACAGATCAACAAACCAATACACCTACCCGGATGTGATTACTCCCCTGATGAGGTAGAGTACGTATTCAATACGTTAGATCTAGATGATCGTGTTGTTCTATGGGATTCGTTTGGCTCCAACCAGATCGAGAACGTGCTGGCTAGGTTCCGCTACCAAGTCAAGGTGTTAGGTGTTAGGTACATCATCCTCGATCACATATCCATTCTGGTATCAGATCAATCCAACGGCGATGAACGTAAAGCCATTGATGAGATCATGACCAAGCTACGTATGTTCTGTCAGGAGATGGAGATATGTATGTTTGTTGTTAGTCACCTACGTAGACCAGAAGGAAAAGGACATGAGGATGGAGCAGTTACTAGTCTGGGTCAACTTCGCGGCAGTGCTTCAATTGCCCAGCTTTCTGATATTGTTCTTGGACTAGAGCGTAATGCACAAGCAGAAGATAAGATGGTACGCAACACAACACACGTTCGTGTACTAAAGAACAGGTTCAGCGGTATGACTGGACCATCGTGTTCGTTGCTGTATAATAAAGATTCAGGACGGTTGACGGAGATAATGGAGTGAGATGCGTTGCTTGTAACAAGATACTCAATGACTACGAGTTAACACGTAGATTCACTGGGTCGGGGGAGTTTGTTGACTTATGCAATGGTTGTGGTAAATTCCTTATTGAGGATGACGTTACCATTGAAGGTAACTTAGACTATGCACATTTATCAGACATGGAGGAATCATACGATGTCGAAGATGGGGAACTGGATAGTTACTCAGGAACAGAACTTGGAGATGAAGACCAATGGTAGAGAACTCACAGAGCGAGAAGAGTTGGACCTTGCCTACTACGAATATAGTGTTCTTGGATATAGAAACGGATGGTCTCCAGCCGTCGGTAATACACTGCGTGGTGACGAAGAGACCAAACGAGGATCACTGTCTCCATACCTGTAGAGAGTCCCTGTTCGAGGAACTAGCTAGGGGTGGTCACGTATGCGGCCACAACTACATAGGCTTTGACGGACCCGTGCTGGAAAAGCTATGGGACATACGGGTACATCCTGATCGTGTACTGGATACACTGGTGATGTCGAGACTGTTTCATCCAGACGTACAGGGTGGTCACAGTCTAGCTACATGGGGTGAGAAGTTACGTTTCCCCAAGGGAGATCACGATGACTGGAGTCAGCTGTCTGAGGCGATGATCCAGTACTGTATGCGCGATGTATCGGTGACAGAGAGGTTGTATGAAACACTGTGTATGCAACTACAGATGTATCACTTCACTGACACCAGTGTGTACCTTGAACATGCTGTTGCACACATATGCAGAGAGCAAGAAGAAAATGGGTTTGCTTTCAATCTTACGGGTGCAAAGCAACTCGAACGTCGGCTTGAGACTAAGATGTTGGGAATCGAAGCAGCATTGCAGAATGTATTTCCTCCCATCGCAGAGGAACAGAGGTATCACAAGACAACAGGCAAACCTTTACCGCTGAAGTATCAACACTTCAACGTAGGGTCACGTCAGCAGATAGCTGAGAGGCTCAAAGACAAAGGCGCTATATGGAAAGAGAAGACACCATCAGGCAAGGACAAGGTGGATGAGTCTACTCTGAAGAAGAACCTACACATACCTGAGGCCAAGATGGTGCTGGAGTACTTACTCTTACAGAAGAGACACTCTCAAGCACTGTCATGGATCAAGGCAGAAAACGGAGGACGTATACATGGGAGGGTTAAACATATCGGGGCAGTCACGGGGCGTATGGCTCATTCTAATCCTAATCTTGCACAAGTGCCTGCAGTTTATGCAGATTATGGTACTGAGTGTCGTAGCTTGTTTATTGTTCCTCCTGACCGTGTTCTCGTGGGTGCTGATGCATCTGGTCTTGAACTACGTATGCTCGCCCATTACATGGATGATGAAGCGTATACGAAAGAAATCCTAGAGGGTGACATACATACGGCAAATCAACACGCGGCTGGGTTACAGACAAGGGCGCAAGCTAAGACGTTTATCTATGCCTTCCTGTACGGTGCTGGTAATGCCAAGATAGGATCTGTCGTAGGCGGCAATGCAAGACAAGGCGGTGAACTCAAAGACAAGTTCCTTGAGAACACACCTGCACTTGCTGAATTACGAGAAGACATAGCAATGCAAGCAGGGTCTGGGTTTCTTGACGGACTCGATGGCAGACGGTTACGTGTTCGTTCTGCTCATGCTGCGTTAAACACACTACTGCAGGGAGCAGGTGCCGTTGTAATGAAGCAGGCTGTTATACATCTGTATGAATTACTAGAGCATGTTGACTTCAAGCTGGTAGCACAAGTCCACGATGAGTGGCAAATAGAGTGTCATCCTAATGATGCTGAGTACGTAGGCAAGGCCGCTGTACAGGCAATCATTCAGGCTGGCGAAACCTTCAACCTTAACTGCCCACTGGATGGTGAGTACCGTATCGGTAGTAATTGGGCCGAAACGCATTAGCGCAATCTGTAAATGTGTGGTATAATATTAATCTGGATTAATTAATAGGAGATCCTATGAGCGAAGCAAACATTAACCTCAAATGTCAGTTGTATTGGCCTAACCTTACTAGCAAGAACCAACTTGCTAACAAGTACACCGTTGACCTAGCTCTGTTGTCAGACGAGGCAGTAACAGCACTCGAAGACATGGGCCTGAAGGTAAACAACAAAGGTGACGAGCGTGGTTACTACATCACGTGCAAGTCAAACAACAAGTACCGTGCATTCCAACCTGACGGTGAAGAACTGCTGATCAAGGGACGCACACCTCTTACTGAGGACGATGATCCTGACATGGGTGTCATTGTTGCTAACGGGTCAGAGGCTAAGTGTCTTGTTGGTTTCTATGACTGGGAGTACATGAAGAAGAAGGGTCGTTCACCTACCCTACGTCGCATGGTTATCTCTAACGTCGTGGAGTATGCACCTGAGATGAATCTTGAGGAAGCCGTGTGATACTTATCGACGGTGACATGCTTGTCTATCGTGTAGGCTTTGCCTGTGACGAGGAACCAGAGAAGATAGCAATCCAAACTATGGCTAACTATATCTCTGAGATAGTCTCTGATCTGTCTGAGCATTACAACGATTACAGGCTGTACCTTACTGGCAGCAGCAACTTCAGAAACGAGGTTGCTGTTTCTCAGCCTTACAAAGGTAGCCGTCCATCGCGTAAGCCAGTGCATAAAGACTTACTCCGTGAGTACATGCTCGATGCATGGAAAGCGGAACTCTCTGACAACATGGAGGCTGATGACTGTATAGCTATCAAGTCTACTGAGTTAGAACACAAGTCTATTATCTGTTCTCTCGACAAAGACTTTTTGCAGATACCCACTAAGATATATGACTACACCAAGAAGGTCATGAAGGAAGTTGACGAACACTCTGCTACAGAGTGGCTGTATCGTCAAGCCTTGATGGGCGACAGGGTAGACAACATCGCAGGGGTGCACGGCGTAGGTCCGAAGAAAGCAGAGAAAGCACTAGCGGACTGGACAACAGAGAGGGAATTGTATGAGCGGTGTCTTAAGTTATACGAAGACAATGAACTCAACGCTGATCGACTCTATGAAAGCCTTCAGCTTCTATACCTTCTCAGATCTTCTGACGACAAGTATAGGATACCTGATGAAGTTTGACAGTAACCTAGAGAAGAAGTTGTACGCAGAGATGAATAGTTGTATTTATCATCCTGCAGATAAGATCCATTACATTCAAGCGAGGACATACGAGCCTGACTTTGTTTACTACGATGAAAAGATTATTATTTACATTGAAGTCAAAGGGAGATTCAGAGATCGTGCGGAAGCAAGGAAGTACATTGACGTTAGAGAATGTCTTGGTAAAAGGGAAGATCTTGTATTTGTATTTCAGAATCCTAATACACCGATGCCGGGTTCGAGACGACGGAAGGACGGCAGTCGTTACCGTATGAGGGACTGGGCAGAGAAGAACGGATTCGATTGGTATACACCAAGTACTCTACCAAAGGAGTGGCTATGACTAGGCACTTAGTAATACCTGATACGCAAGTAAAACCTAACAGTAACTTTGATCATCTGTACTGGGCAGGGCGCTACGCCGCAGCAACTAAACCTGACGTTATCATTCATCTGGGGGATCACTGGGACATGCCAAGTCTCAGTAGCTATGACGTTGGGAAGAAGTCGTTCGAGGGCAGGCGTTATGTTAATGACATTGAAGCTGGTAACGAGGCGATGGCTAGGTTCCTAGAACCCATTGAGGCAGAACGCAAGCGTTTACGTAGAGGTAAACGCAGACTGTGGAAGCCTCGCATGGTGTTTCTTCTAGGCAACCACGAGTACAGAATAGAACGGGCTATTGAATCAGACTCCAAGCTAGATGGACTGATGTCATACAACGACTTCTATCTAGATAGCTGGGAGGTAGTACCGTTCTTACAACCCATTATCATCGACGGTATAGCGTACTGCCATTACTTTACCAGTGGTGTGATGGGTCGTCCTGTTACTACTGCAAAGCTCATGTTGCAGAAAAAGTTTATGTCGTGTATCATGGGACATGTTCAGGATAGGGATATAGCTTATGCAAGAAAAGCAGATGGAAGTAGTATTACTGGTTTGTTCGCCGGCATTTTTTATACTCATTCTGAAGATTATCTAAACCCCCAGACTAACGGTAGCTGGTCAGGTATCTGGATGTTGAATGAAGTAGACAACGGATCCTTTGACGAACTACCTATCAGCATCAACTACCTCAGGAGAAAGTATGGATGACGTTCGACGAGTTGTTAGAGCACGTTGCCGAACACTACGATGAGGTAACAATCATGGAAGCACTAGAGATAACAGCAGAGGATTTGGTAGAGCGTTTTGCAGATCGTGTGCTAGAAAAAGTCTACAAGTTTAAGGAGATGGAATGAGTATTGACGACGCTACACCACAAGAGTGGGACAGTTTGAGAGCAGTACCTGACCCAGTAGAGAAACCTGACCACTACAACAAAGGAGCTATTGAAGCTATCGAAGCTATCAAAGCATCTATGCCTGAACATGAGTTCACAGGTTATCTCAAGGGTAACGCACTAAAGTACCTCTGGCGGTACGATTACAAAGGCAAGCCCGTGGAGGACTTACGTAAGTGCCGCTGGTACATTGAAAGACTTATTAAGGAGATAAACCAGTGAAACGACTACTTCTACTGCCTCTCCTGTCTGGGTGTGTGACTGAGCCTGACACAAGGATCTGTGCTGAATACGATTCGTACACGGTTGTAAGGGAAAGGTGCATACCTATGTACGGTTCTTTGATTTGTGTAGAAGAGGAAGTAACAGAGGTGTTTTGTAAACGATATTTTGAAGAGGAAAATTAATGGACGCCTATCAACAATACATTCACAAGTCACGGTACGCTCGTTACCTGCCAGAAGAACAGCGACGGGAGACTTGGGAAGAAACCATAGACAGATACCTAAACTTCTGGATAGAGAAAGACAAGCTTACTCTTGAGGAAGCCAATGGCATCTTTGCAGACATTCATAACTTGGATGTCATGCCTTCCATGAGGGCGCTTATGACTGCAGGGGAAGCTTTGGACCGTGACAACGTCGCTGGTTTCAACTGCTCCTACATGCCGATCGACCACCCCAAAGCGTTTGACGAGATGATGTACGTCCTGATGTGCGGTACAGGCGTAGGCTTCAGCGTTGAACGTCAATACGTATCAAAGCTACCTGAAGTAGCGGAGGATTTTCATGACACCGATACCGTTATACACGTCACCGACTCTAAAATTGGCTGGGCTAAAGCCTACAGAGAACTTATTAGCTTGCTCTATTCGGGTCAGCTTCCAAAGTGGGACATATCTAGAGTACGACCTGCAGGCGCCACACTTAGAACCTTCGGGGGTAGAGCGTCTGGTCCTGAGCCTCTTGTTGATTTGTTTAAGTTCACCACTGAGGTCTTTCGGGAAGCTGCTGGACGTAAGCTCTCCTCAATTGAATGCCACGATATCTGCTGTAAGATTGCACAGATCGTCGTTGTCGGGGGAGTTCGCAGAAGTGCTCTCATCAGTCTGTCTAACCTCACTGACGATAGACTCCGACGATGCAAGTCAGGCCAGTGGTGGCAAGACAATCCGCAGCGTGGCCTAGCCAACAACAGTGCATGTTACACAGAGAAGCCAGACTTTGAGGCATTTTTAAATGAGTGGAAAAGTTTATACGAGTCCCGCTCCGGAGAGCGAGGTATGTTCTCTAGAGTTGCAAGTCAAAAACAAGCTGCAAAGAACGAGCGACGAGATGCTACCTATGATTTTGGAACTAATCCATGTAGCGAAATCATCCTACGACCTTACCAATTCTGCAATCTATCAGAAGTTGTTGTCAGGGCATCCGATACGCTGTCAGACCTCAAACGAAAAGTTCGTGTTGCGACTATCCTTGGAACTCTACAGGCTACCTTGACTGACTTCCGTTACCTACGTAAGGTATGGAAGAACAACACAGAGGAAGAAGCATTACTAGGAGTATCGCTTACTGGTATCATGGATCACCCGACTCTATCGGGAAGGAGAGATAAAGGTGTCCTCAAAACATGGCTTACTGAGTTACGTGAAGAGTCTATCAGAACGAATAAATCATGGGCTGACCGACTGGCTATTAATACTAGTTGCGCTATCACCGCCGTTAAGCCTTCTGGTACTGTTAGTCAACTGGTGGATTCTGCTAGCGGTATCCATCCACGATACGCACATCAGTACATCAGAAGAGTACGAGCAGATGCAAGAGACCCACTGTGTCAAGTACTGGAAGCAGCTGGAATCCCCGTAGAAGACGACGTAATGTCACCCAGTACCAAGGTATTCTCCTTCCCTATAAAGTCTCCTGACGGGGCTGTGGTGGCCTCTGAGATGGGTGCTATGGAACAGTTAGAACTATGGGAGATATACCAAGACTATTGGTGTGAACACAAACCATCAATGACGTGTTACTATCGT